CTAATCCACCCAGATGTTTCATACGATCTACGTTCTGAAGCACAGACATCAGGATCTGCTGTATGGCAGCTCCCACACACATACACCGAAGCAGGTGTAGGTAACCTTTGGTCAGGCGAGATCGGTATCTTCGATCAGGTTCGCTACATCGAGACACCTCGTGCAGAATCTATCTCAGGTTCTGGTACATCAAAGGTATACGCAACAGTTCTTCTTGGAAAGCAGGCTCTTATTGAGGCTGTCTCATACGAGCCAAAGACTGTTATCGGTCCAGTTACAGATAAGTTGATGCGCTTCCGCCCAGCGGGTTGGAAGGGTCTACTTGGATGGAACGTCTTCCGTACAGAAGCACGTTACGTTATCAAGACCAAGTCAAGCATCGCATCTTAATTTGGCGGGAAGGGGTGGGCAACCACCCCTTCCTACTTTAAGGAAACCATGAGCGAAGAACTAAACCTAATCACACCGCTTCAAGCATACGCTTTCGAAGCACATGAAATGTACAAGGCGTTTATTGACGCTGGTTTTACAGATGGTGAAGCTTGGGATTTATTGCTACGCCAATTACCAGAGTGGGAATTTCCCGCACCAATGTCAATGAATGACATGGATGATTACGAAGAAGAGGACGAAGATGCCTAAAGTTGGAAAGAAAGAATTCGCATACACTCCAAAGGGTATGGCGATGGCAAAGATGGAAGCAAAGAAGACTGGCAAGAAAATGGCTGTTAAGAAGCCTACTGTTAAGAAGAAGTAATGCCAAAGAAGAAGCAGGTTTGGGATAAACCAAACCCTAAGAAAGTTTCTAAGCCTTTAACATCTGCTCAAAAGGCAACTGCTAAGGCTGCAGCTAAAGCTGCTGGACGACCATATCCAAACCTAGTTGACAATATGAGAGCAGCAAAGAAGAAGTAAATGGACCCAAGACTAAAGCGAGCAGGTGTATCTGGCTTTAATAAGCCAAAGGCAACACCTTCACATCCTAAGAAGTCTCACGTTGTTGTAGCCAAATCTGGCTCACAAGTAAAGACTATTCGTTTTGGTCAGCAAGGTGTCTCTGGTTCACCGCAGAAATCTGGTGAGACAAAGAAGTATCGTCAACGACGCCAATCATTTAAGGCTCGACATTCAAAGAATATCTCTAAAGGTGTTATGTCGGCAGCCTACTGGGCAGACAAGGTGAAGTGGTAATGTCAAAGATATTTCGTGGACCAACATATAAGTACAGACCTGGTCGTGAGTACGACCTATGGTTTGTTTCTTATCCTATTGGTAAGACAGTCGCTAAAGTAAATGGAACCTGGAGAACGATGGTTGTTCCGTATGATCCAGATTTAGCAACATATGACCGCGTACTACGCGGTGGTTATGACAACGTCATAACAGATGCAGAGGCAGCAGAACTAACGGCAGCAGGATATGGAGATTACATTTTCGATGAGTAACTGTAGATCAGGTTGCAAGACACAAGACCACGCTAACTGGGGTGAATGTGCCAAGGCTGCCAACTTTAGTATTACAGATCCTTTGTCTAGCGCAGCGTCAAAGCTTGCCAACAAAGAACTTGATGCGTATAGAAACGCAAGAAAAGATGGCATTCAGCCAGCATCAACCAAGATGAAGGATATCCAGAAGGCTGTCCAAATGTCTGACAAGGCAGGAAAGGCGTTACAAGCATAATGGCTACGTTAAACGAATTAACAGAACAAACGCTTGGTGAGATCAATGGCTATGTTCGCAACCAAGAATCAGTCACGGTTGCGCTAAACGTTGTTGACTCTGATGACTTATCTATTGCAGTTGATGACGCTTCTGCTATCAGTAAAGGAATCATTGAGATTGACGATGAGCTTCTGTATGTAAAGAAGTCTATTGCAGCAAGCGGTACTCTTCAAATCCTTGGAACTGTATCTAATACTGTTGGTCGTGGATGGCGTGGAACTACAGCAACTAGCCATGTATCTGGCTCAGTCGTAAGGAACAATCCTTTATTTCCAAGGACTCAAGTCAAGCGAGCAATTCTTGAAACAATCAAGGGAATGAACTTCCCTGTTATTAAGCAAACAAATTTTGATTTTACAGGTTCTCAATATGCATACTCATTGCCAAGCGAATTGGAAGATATCACTGGAGTCTCTTGGGAACTACCAGATTCAACTGGTGTATGGGCTCTTATTAAAAGATGGCGTATTGACACGAACTACTATGATGAAGATACCAATACGTACGGTCAAGCCATTGTTCTCAACGAAGCACCTATGGCTGGTGCTCGTGTTAACATTCAATACACAGCATTCCCTACAACGATTACAGACAACCAGCAGTTGACTGTTAGTGGATTGCCAAACTCATGCGAAGATGTTGTTCGCTTTGGTGCTATGTATCGACTACTTTCAACGGTAGACCCAGGCAAGGTAATTGCCACATCTGTTTCAGCGGACGCGTTGGATCAACCAGTATCTGCTGGTGCATCTACCACTGCTGCTAAATATCTTTTCCAGCTTTACTCAGTACGACTAGCAGAAGAAACTGCAAAACAACAAGCCAACTTCCTCAACACAATCCAGTACCAGAGGTGATGAATGCCAACTCCAGCACGTTACTATAGTTCGAACGCAGCCAAGACAACACTTGCTGCATCGATCAGTTCATCAGCAACAAGCCTTACGCTTGCTGCTGCAAGCAATCTTCCAGCACAGTATCCCTACACACTCATTCTTGAGAAGGATACAGCTAATGAAGAAGTAGTTGAAGTTACCAGTCTGGTAGGTTCTGCCTACCAGATCACTCGTAACATTGACTCATCAGGTGCTAAGGCACACGCCTTTGGTGCTAACGTTGAACACGGTGTATCGGCTCGAGACTTTACCGAGTCTCGCCAACACGAAGTTGCGACTACAGATATTCACGGTATTAGTGGTGACGTCGTCGGTACTGGTGGCTCACAGACGCTGACTGGAACAAAGACTTTATCGGCAGCAATCATTACCGCTGCTGGTGTAATCAATGCTAACAACTACAAGATTACAAACGTAGCAACACCAACAACATCAGGTGATGCAGCCAACTTGGCATACGTAACTGGTATTGCAGGATCTGCTACCGCTGCTGCAAGCAGTGCAACTGCTGCAGCAACTAGCGCAGCCAGTGCTGCTACTTCAGCAACCTCCGCTGCCACCTCTGCATCGAGTGCATCCACCTTTGCAAGCAACGCATCTGCAGCATCATCCGCTGCAGCCACATCAGCAACATCGGCAGCAGCCAGTGCAACCGCAGCAGCAACCAGTGCCACATCTGCAGCAGCTTCTGCCACAGCAGCAGCTACAAGTGCAACCAGCGCAGCGACATCTGCATCTTCTGCTCTAACATCACAGACATCTGCAGCAACAAGTGCGTCTAGCGCAGCAACATCTTCGTCTGCTGCAGCAGCAAGTGCTACGGCAGCAGCCACAAGTGCTTCATCGGCTGCAACCAGTGCAAGTTCTGCTGCTGGATCAGCAACCAGTGTTGCTGGTCAAGTAGCATCTGGTCTTGTTCGTGACATGGGATCTATTACAGATACTGACACAAGTACTGGTACATGGATTTCATTGTCATCACTTCAAACAAATACACAAGCATCTGCTAACTCTGCTGCTACTAGTGCATCCAGTGCATTAACATCACAGACATCAGCAGCTACCTCCGCATCTTCTGCTGCTACTTCAGCAAGTTCTGCAGCGACATCAGTAAGCAATGCAGCAGCCAGTGCTGCTGCTGCTTCAACATCAGCAGCAAGTGCATCAACTAGCCAAACAAGTGCTGCTACTAGTGCTACATCAGCAGCATTATCTGCAACCGCTGCAGCCTCTAGTTCAACAGATGCAACTGCTTCTGCAACATTAGCGAACGATTGGGCAACCAAGACAATCGGTGCTGTAGCAGGTGGAGAATTTTCAGCTAAGTATCATGCACAAGCTGCAGCGACAAGCGCAGCAGCAGCATCTACCTCTGCTTCAAGTGCATCTACTTCTGCAGGATCTGCTGGTGTCTATGCAAGTCAAGCAAATACATCTGCAACTAACGCAGCAACTTCAGCAACGGCAGCAGCAACTAGTGCTGCTTCCGCTGCAACGTCAGCCTCATCCGCAGCAACGTCTGCATCATCGGCTGAAGCTAGTGCAACAACTGCTGCAGGCTTCATTCCATCAATGACTGGTAATGCTGGTAAGTACCTAACTACTACCAACGGCATTGCTGCATCATGGGCAGCAGTAGATGCTCTTCCGTCTCAATCTGGTAACGGCGGAAAATATCTAACAACTGATGGAACATCTGCAACTTGGTCAACCATTACAACAGATCCATTGCCAAGCGTCTTTTTATTGATGGGAGCATAAGATGGCTGCATTCGCATTACA